TTCCGGGGTGAAGCGTTTACATGTGAAGCTGGAAACACGGCAACGATAGATGGCATTTTATGCACTGGGCGTTGCGAGCCTGGCATGGCTTGCCCCCTCGACACAAACGCCATGACCCAAGGCAAACGGCCCGTCCGGGACGTCCAGCCACTGCACCGTCTTTAAACCGCCCGCGAGGCACTTCACGATGCGGTGGCTGGCGAGAAGCTGGCTCACCAGCGTTTCCAAAACATGCCTGGAAACGTCGCGCAGCTTTTCGGGAAGCTCGGCACGCCGCTTGAAAATGCCGTTGGCGCCGGTGTGGGTGAGCGGGCGGCCAGCCCGTGCCAGCGCGGTGACGGTGTCAGTAATCAGTTCAAGGAAACGGTCGTCCTGATCAGCTTTCTTCTTGAGATCGGGGGTGCGGTCGATCAGCAGACCCGTCTTGCGGTCACGCACATAGGTGCGGATGCTGCGATCCGCTGGGCCGTTGCTCTTGACGACAGCACCGTGGAACACCCGCCCGCGCAGGAAATCCAGTTCCAACTGGCGGCAAACCTGACGAGCCTCCTTTTCTTCCGCAGGCCACATGGCGTAAGCGGCACGCACGCCGTCCACCAGCGCCGTGGTGCCACGAATGGCATCGCGTGCCTGTTCAGGGGTTTTGATCGGCATGTTGTTGCCCGGCTTGCGCATATGGTGCGCGATGACAAACGCCGCGCCCGTTTCACTGGCCAGCGAGGCGATCAGCGCGGTGGCGAATGATCCGGCAACCGGGTCTTTGTTGATATCGGCGTAAAAGAAACAACTGATGGGGTCGATGACCACGAGGGCGAGATCAGGGATTGCCAGCAATTGTTCCCGCAGGGAGTGGAAAAACGGCGTAGCCACAGGCCCGTCCGCCGTCATCTGCACCAGTGCCATCGGCCCGCCGGCATTGGGCAAAGGAACGATAATCAACTTTTCTGCCAGGTGAAGGCGTAATTCCTCAGGATCAAGCCCTTCCAGGCGGCGGTGGACTTCGGCCTGATCGTCTTCTGCCGTCAGGACAACCGCCACGCCATACCGCACCACCTGACCGCCAAGGGACATGAGACACCCGGCAACCCCGAAGCAGCCGGTAACCTTCAGGGCAAGATCGAGGCAGATCATGCCCTTGCCGGTGTCGCCCATGGCGGCGAAGATGGTGACGGCCCCCATGGGGATACACTGGTCAACCAGATAGCGGCGTTCCGGAGCTTTGCCGCTGAACCGTGTGGCCACCCAATCCGTCAGTTGGATTGGATGACGTTTGGTTGACGGAACAACAGCGGATTGCAAAAACGCCGGAATGTCGAACCCTTCGGCCACGGCATCGGCGGCGTCCCATTTGGATGGCTTGTCAGCAGGCGGGGTGAGCACGGCAACCGAGGCCGCACCGGCCAGCCGCAGTGCATCAGCGGCGCGCAGGGCATAGGCTTTGCCTGCCTCGTCATTGTCCGGCCAGAGGAGAACGTGCTTACCTGTGAGCGGTGACCAGTCGGTTTTCTCAATGGGGGCGTTGGCGCCGTTCATGGCGGTGGTGGCGCAAATGCCTCTCGCCATCAGGGCATCGGCGCATTTTTCACCTTCCACCAGCACGACTTGGCTGGCACTGGCGATGCCCGGCTGGTTATACAGGGGGCGCAGGTCAGGTGCCTTGTGGCGGCGGGCTTTGACGTCCCAGGGGCGGAACTCCTTACCGTCTGGAGTGTCGTAGCGGTAAACGCAGGCGATGAGGTTGCCTGCCACGTCCAAGTAATCCCAACGGGCAGTGGCGGGGCCAAGATCATCCGTGGGCGGCTCGCGGTGCGGTGCCGAACGGACAGGAACAGTGCCCAGCCAGTTTTCGATACTGTCCAGCAGTGCGGCAAAATCCCGCCGGGTATCCCAGCGGTGCGCCGCAGCCCACAGATCGAACATATCGCCGCCTTCACCGGTAGCGAAGTCCTGCCACAATCCGGCCCGTTCCCCGCGCAGGGTGAGTCTCACGCTGTCACCACGCTGGCCGTCAAGGCCGGCAATCTTGAACGCGCCGTTACGAATTCTGCCGTTGGGGAATAGATGGTGCAGAACGCTGGAAAGCTGACCGATCAACGCCGTGCGTAACCGTTCCCGCCGTGCCTCAAAGGATTCCTCCAGCATCTGTTCAGCGGCATCATTGAAATCCAGCCAGTGGACATTGCTCATGGCTGCCCCCAGCACCGATCCTGCCAGGCGCACATCTTGCAGACGTGGTGCGCGGGATCATTGGCGATACGCGGTAACAGCTCGTGCGCGTCACAAGCCCGCAGAATATTGACGGCACGGTCGCTCATGCGCTGCGCCAGTGCGGCATCGAAGGGCAGCAATTCAATGTAAAGTTCCGCCGTATCCTTGTTGATGGCGGTGAACAGCGCGGGATTACTGGCAACACCCGGCACAGTGCCGTCCAGATATGCCTGATAAATGGCGATTTGCGCGGCATAAACGGGTTTTGAGAGCACCAGCCCGCGCTTTTGTGTGTCTTTCCATGACTTGTTATTGAGTGCCTTGCATTCCCACAGCATCGGGAAAGTCAGCCCAAGTTCAGCGGGTACGCCATTAATAATACCGTCCACATGGCCGCGAATCCGCCCGCCTGCAGCGGTAAAGCCAAATTGGCTGCCATCCGCCTTTTCGGTGTAAAGGTCGAACCCGGCCAGGCGCAGCCAGCCCGCCGCCATGGCTTCAAAGGTATGCCCAGCTTCAAACACGCGCAGCAGCTTGCCGCTGAAGCCACGCCCTGTATCCACCGGGGTATGCAGATATTCATACTGCAAGGCGCGGTTGCAGTCGGCGCCGATGCGAGACGCACCCAGATAATCGCGTGGTTTCTGCGCGACATGCTGGGCTTCCAAAGCAGAATCAATGGCCTCAACAATACGTTCGGCAGGCGTGGGGCGGTGGTTGAAATCCAGCATCAGAAAGGCACCTCCGAGGCATCCGCGCTGGCGGCGACAATCCGTTCCTGAAAGGCGGTGATGATCACCTCAATCAGCTGTAATGCCTGCTCACGGCTGTAGCGGGCGGGCGGTACGTCAAAGCCAATCTCGGCCATGAGTTCGCCCATAGGCTTCAAGCATGCCTGCAAGGCGGCGCGTTCCAGCGGGGTTGGGTCAATCATGGCGTGCCTCCGCCGCTGCGCCGCATAGATGTTCTGGCAGCGCATCGAGCAGAACTTGCGGTACGATTTCTGGCGCTGCGGACTGAACAGCGGTGTTTGTGGGTCGAACCAGCCGAAACCGCGCTCTTCTCTGATACAGATGGCACATCTCACGCGGCCTCCCGTTGTCTGGACGCCGTGAACACCAGTTGCTGGATGGCGCGGCGGTTGAAGCGGAAGGTGATGAGGGTGGAGCCCTGGTAGCGGGTCAGGCCGTAATCGCTGCGGTATTCCGTTGGCAACAGCTCCAACTGTCGTTCAGTTGCAGGCAAACTCAACCAACGGCGTGTCTTGCTGGCGCTGTCGTCGGTTTCATTGTCATTGAGCCAGTCATCGGCGGCAGCCAAAGCCACCATGCGGTCACCAATCGCCAGCAGGTGCGGCGGCAGCTCCCTGCCGCCACCGACCGCGTGCCAGCGGCCTTCGAGGAAGAATACGCCTGCCCACGCATTGAACCCTTGCGCCAGCAACGCGGCGTCATCGCCGAACAGGTCGCACCAGCGGAAACTGGAACGGCTCAGCAGATCAATCTCGGTCATGACAAAATCGGCCAGGGCTTCATCGTTTGCTTCGGCTTCGCCTTGTGGCTGCTCCGCGCCGCACAGCGGGCATTCTTTTGCCCGCAAGGGAATCTCACCGGCGCAGGCCAGGCAGATTTTGGTCAGCGGATCACTTGACTTGCTCTCCCGCACATCAAGACTGGCATCCTGTTCCAGCGAGCCATGCAGCAGCGTCGAGGTGCCGAAATCCAGCACCACGCAGTCGGTTTTCAGGCTTTCGGGATACAATTCAGGATCGACGGTGCGCAGCCCCCGCCCGATCATCTGGATCATGGTGGATTTGAAGGAACTGGGGCGTAGCAGCACGACACAGGAAGTGGGCGGATAATCCCAGCCTTCGGTCAGCACAGCCACGTTGACCACCACCTGCGCTGAGCCGTTTTCAAAACAGGCCAGCGCGGCTTTGCGGTCGGCAGCCGACAATTCGCCATGCACCAGCACAGCAGCGATACCCGCTGCCTGGAACGCCACCGTGACATCGGCGGCGTGCTTTAACGTCGAACAGAAAACCACTGTCTTGCGGTCACCGGCCTTTTCCCGCCAGTGGCGGATCACGGCATCGGTGACGGGCGATTTGTTCATCACCGCTTCCACCGCCTTCATGTC